ATGGTAATTTCCCAAAATTCTTTGAATCAAACAATACCTAATTCAAATTTTAATCCTCTATTAGGTATGTATTAAGGAAGTAAAATGGCTATTCAACAGATAGGTGGACGTAACGTCTATGTAATAACTGGTTCAGGTAGTACTGGTGGTAGAACAAGTACTGGTCAATCTTGGGCAGACTTAGTAACTCAGCAAAGATATACCTTGTATGACGCAGCTTATAAACAAGCATTGCGTGAATATGAGTCGGGTAAGTTGTCTAATGAACAACTGCGTAAGAAACAAGAAGAACTTAAAAACAAGTTAATAACTGAAAGAGAAGAGCGTCAAGACAGTATTAGAACATTAAATATTAAAAATATTGAAAATGTAGGTCGTGCACAAAGTCAAAATGTAAAGGCTGAAAATATTGCAGCACAAAAAAAGGCACAAGTAGAAACAAAAGGAAAATTAATGGATGAGAGTCGTGAATTTACTTCAAGTATAAGTGATTTAAGACGACAAGCAATGGACGCTGCTGATGCACGAGTAAAAGAGAAGTTTCTTAGCGAAACTGAAATGTATTCATTTTTAAAGAATAAAGATGCAGAAACTATAAGTGGTAGTGCAGAGTATAAATCTTTAATAAAAGCAATTAAAAGAGATATAAAGCGCAAAGAAGCACGTGAAAAAGATATAGACTTTTTAGAAACGCAAACAGGGTCTTTCAATTTTGAGGAATGGTTTAATAAAGAAAATTCACGTTCAGGTTCGGTAGCAAGTCAATATGTAGCACCTAAAGTTAAAGAAGTTAAACCAACAAGTTTTGATGATTTAATAGAAAAAGACAGACAAAGAATACGTGAAATAGATTTAGAAATAGAAGCATTAGACTTTAAAGATTTAGACAACATAAATGTATTAGAACGTGCTGGTGAACTTACCAGGGAAATGGAAAGTAGACCTATAAGACAACCTAGAGAACCTAGGGAGCGTGGTAGGTTTCGAAGAGCAGAGATGGAAACGTTAGGTGAATCACTTGAACCAAATGTTCCATTACAGTTGTCTGGTGCTGAACCTACGGGAATGACAGAGACAACAGAACCAGATGTTTCTAAACCTGTAGACCTAACTTATGGGTCTTTAGAAAATAAAGAAATACCAATACAAGACCCTGGTGAACCATTAGCATTTAAAGATTTAGACCCACCACGATTTGTAGGTGAGGAATTAGAAGATTATAACAGAACTGACCCAATGGCTTTTCCTGCAAGAGGTGAAATGCCTAGGGTTCAACGAATAAGTGCAATACCATTATCAGATAAAACAGAACAAGTTGAAGTAGCAGAAGGTCCTCAATCATCTAGAAGAGCCATACGTAAAAATATAAAAACTCAATTTAAACAAGTACGCAACTTAGATGACCAAGAGAAAACAACTGTAGCAATACAACTATTAGAAGAATATAAAGACCAGTTTGGTGTCAGTAGTAAAGAATATAATAAATATAAGAAACTTATACTAGATGAACTTGAAAAATCTCAAAACCCTGAAATGGCAGATGCCCATCGAAGAGCAGAACAATACATTAAAGAAGACTCAACAGCAGCTGCAAATTTAAAAGTTCCCCAAGAAATAGGAATGTTTGTTCATGTAGCTGACAGCACACAAAAATTAGTACAAGGTGTTTTTGGTGGTCATATACAAAAATTTGCTAATGAAGAATTAGATTTAGCAGAACTTGATGAATTGCGTACAAATGCAATTGAACAAGTAAATAAAACTACAATGGCGCAAGGCAAAAAAGACGCTCTAGAACTAATAGACATAATGTATTGGACTGTTATTGAACAAAGTAGGTAGATATGGCAACGACACCATCTATAGAGGAAATGAGCAAGTTAATGGGTACACCGTTAACACCTAAACAATATGAAATAGCAATTGCTAATTTAGATTTAATAATGTCGCAAGTTGAAGCGCAACAAGCAGCTGCTCAAAATCCATATATGACCGAAATGGAACGTGTTGGTACAGACCGACTACAAAGAGAATTAGATGAGATTAATAAAATTAGGTCAAAAGCACAAGTTGGCGGTTATGGCTCATTAAGCGCAAGAGAAGTACCGGCAGGTTTGCCTATGGAAACACAGACTGAACACAAAGGTGCTGGTATTCTGTTGGAACCATTTTATAGACAACAAACAGTTGGTGAGGATAGTGCAACATTTGCTAAAACGTATGCAGATGCAGAAGTTTTAGTAGAGGATATGAGACAACACGGATATAACTTTGAAGAAATGAATGCTGGTCGTGCAATGTTTATGGAACTTCGTGAAGATTATCCAGACTTGTCATTAAAAGAAGTTAATGATTTAACAAGAGAAAAATTAAATTCATTATTACAGTTACCAGAATATATAACTGAAGATGAATCCCACGAACTTCTGCCTGGTATGCGTTCTAGAATAGGTGTTGAGCAACTACCTTTAGGTGCGCAAAAGTCAGACAATTTGTTAGCAAGTGTTTTAGATTATCAAAAAACACCAGGAACGAATCTTAGAAAATATGACAAGTATCAAATGGCATATTTGAATAGTTTACAAAATGCTAAATATGATGCTGAAATAGAACGTCAAAAAGAATTGCTTCCTCGTCATTATACAATGAATAATTTTTATGAAGTTAAGTTAGGTCCAAACAACTACGCATTATTACCACAAGAGGTGTTTGATTATATACAAGATAACCCTACTGGTGGTGTTGTATACAATGCTCAAAAAGACACAGACATAATAGAAGCTTTAAAAAAAGGAGACTATAGAGATTTAGGTTCTGGGGATATAGGTTACCAAGGACAAACACAAAGAACAATAGATGCTATAGCAAAAGTAAGAGCCTATGAAGAATTAGGAAATCCTGATTGGCAACAAGATATAAACAAACGACGAGAAGTATTAGAAAACCTAGACTTGTTTAGTACTACAAGTATTGGTGGTACTAGAACAGACCCATTAGGTGGTACTGCCGAGGGAAGTGGTGCTTTTTTACTTCGTGCGTCTTTAATGCCCTACAATGCTTTTGCAGGAGCTGTAACTACCGCATTAGATTTGCCTACAGAATATGCAATGGGAGTTGCTTTTGAGGGTGCAGAGAAACTTGGTATTGTTGGTGAAGCAGATTATTTGTCAGATGTAGGTACTGGTCGGTATAGTACAAGACAAATACGAAAAGAAGAACGACCAGCTTTGTATAGCGAGGGAGGGTTGTTATACGAAATGGCTGATAATATGGCACGCAATAAAGGATTTACCGGAGAGGGTACAGTTATTGCAGAGGGTCTAAATCTAGAGGGTACAGCAAAATATATTACACACGGTGGTCGTTTTGTAATGGATATAACAGACCCAAGTTTGGATTTAGCAGCTGGAACAGTTTCAGGAATCAGTGCATATAATAAAAGTAAGAAACTTCACAAAGCGGTATATGGAGCCAGTAATACACAAGAGGCAACAAAGGCTGCAAAACAAGCATTTGCGAGAAGTATGGAAGACCCATTTAATATTTATGGGATGACTAAAAAACTTGTTACTCGTAAAAAAATTGATGTTCCAAAGAATATAGATAGTGATGATGTGTTGTTAGTTATGGGCGATAATATGGCACAAAACTTGTCTGCTATAAGACATTTGGAAACAGATGAAGCGTTATTTAATTTAGATAATACATTGGTTGGTCAACAGTATTTTAATAACCCAAGTCCAATTGCAGCAGAAGAAGTTATAACCAACTTTCGTGACAACATAAACCGTTCTCCAGTAGCAAAAGAACTTTTAAGTGAATACGACGCAACTGTAGAAGAAGTGATTTCTATTGCTCAAGACTATGTAAATTATATGAATAGGGCTTCTAGTTTTCGTAACTATGGAGATTACAATTTAACATTTGGTGAATATTTAATAGATGTATTAAAAAATCCATCATCGTCTTTTGTAACAAAACAAGCCAGAAGAGCTGTTCGCACAAATGCAGAAGACTTAGTGCAGTCATTAAATGTTAACAGAAGAACACCTTTAAGTAACGAAGACTTAGCTGCTGAACTAGCAGCAATTAAAGATGCTAGTACTAAAGGTACGAAAACTGTTAGACCAAATATGCAAGCAATAAAAGATAGTATAGATATAAATATTGGACGTATGGACGATGTTGATAGTGTAGAAGAAATTTTAAAAGCATTAGATACAATATATGGTAGGGCTATATTTTTCGATATGTCTGCTCGGTTTATGCCAAGTCAAGTTAGAAAAGGTTTGGCAAAAGCAAACTTTATTACCAGAAACACTATAGTAGACAAAAAAGCAAAACCTAAAATAATTGCAGCAGCTGCTCAAAGTGACATTGGACAAGCGTTACATCGTGTCATAAAATTATCAGACGACACACCAATGCTTGTAATACAAAAGTCAAGTAATACACCTACATATTCACAGATAACTAAAAGACAAACGTCAGCACCAACTGAAACAAAACGAGCCTACGACTTAGAGGGTTTGACTGATGTTGAAAAAAGGGAACTTGTTGATAGTGTACGGTTCTTAGATATGAATGGAATAATAAAAGACGAAATACTGCAAGATATAATAGAAGAAAACATATTAGTTTTAGATGATATGAATATGTTGTTAGACGCTAACGTAGACAGAGTAGCACGTAAGTATGCCGAGACAGCGTCGGTAGATGACATAGAAAAACTTGGTCAAGCAAATTACAATAGATTACTAGAAGCTGAGGGTTCAGCTTTTCGTTATCAACCTGGAGGTATAACAAACTTTTTTAAAAGACTTGTTGGTCAAGAAGAACCATTTGTAGAAGTACCCTTTCAAGCATTTAGACAAAAGCGTATTATTGAAGAATACAACCGACAGATGAGTACTTTGCCGGAAAGAACTGAAGCATTGTTTAATGAATTAATAGCATATAACAACCCTAAATTAGAAAGAGGTGCAGAGGGTGTAAGTCGTTATATGGACGAAACAGTTGGACGTAAAATAACTAAGAATGAAGTGTTTGGACTGATGATTGTTGGTGAAAGAAGTACTGGTGCTAGTCGTGTACAACAAGAACAAATACTACAAGAAACTATAGAGATGTTAGTTCAACAAGTGTTTAATAGAACAGTAGATGTATTAGACAATATAAACGCAAGTGATGAACTAAGTGGTATACGAAGATTTTTTAAAAGCAATATATTTAATCAGCACGGTCGTGAGTTTATAAAGTCAAAAGCATTAGAAATTAGCGAACGTGTAGTAGGTGACCCTTTATCTTTTAATGACGAAATGATTGGATTACTAGAAGAGATTGACGAATCTATACAAAGTTTACGTATGCGTGATGAATATATAAAGGTAAGTCCAACAGAATATGAACTATTACCTGGAGGCAGAGTTAAAGATGTATTTGTGGATATGCCTGATGAACCAGGTAAACGTATATCAAAGGCTCTTGTTGATTTAGATGTCAACTTTGAGAATGTACGTTCGTTAGAAGAATTAAAATTAGACAATAAATACGAAAAGGTATTGTTTGGACTATACGCTTTTGCTGAACAACAAAGAGAACTTAGTGCATTAGTGGCAAAGTCGGTTCGTAGAGACATAATAGGTTTAAGGATAGAAGACTTTGCACCTGGGATAGAGTTTTCACAACAAGCGTTTGAAGAGGCTATTAAGCAAGCAGTAATCAATCGGTATCTAGAACTAAGCAATGGAGGAGGGTTTGGTCCTAATACCAATATGTATCGCAATATAGTAAGTGACGCACACAAAATGGACCAAGCAACACAACTTGATACTGCAATAAATGTAAAGAAAATAGATGATGAAATATATAAAGAAATAAGAAGTGCTGAAAAAGAATATATAAGACAGACCAGTAGTGAACTACGAGCTGAAATAAAAAGACGAAATGAAAAAATTAAAGAGCAATTAGTAGAAACTAGAGCTGAATTTAAAACACAAATGGACGCTGTGATTGGTAGGTTTAATGATGATGCTAGAGTGTCTGTAGCCAGATTACAAGAAGAAAAGCAATTAGCGTTAGAAAAATATTTAGGTACAAAAGAAAAACGAAAGAAGACACAACAGTTTCCAAAGAAAGGTCAACCTAGAATTACTTGGGTCAAAAGAAAGACTACTGACCCAGAATACAAAAAGATAATGAAAGAGTACAATGAACAGATAGACCAATTGTATAGAAAGATAAGTAAAGACAGAAAACAATTAAGGAAGTCTTTAACAGAAGAAAAGAATAGAAAACTTGTACAAGAAAAGGACAAGTTAATAGCCGAGCGTGAACAATATATTAGACAACGAGAAAGTGACCAAGATGTTCAATATGAAGTAGACGAAGATTTGCAGTTACAGTTAGACCGTGGAGAAATAACTGATGAGCAATATACAAGATTATCGTTAAAGAATCAGATTGCAAGACAACCGGATATACAATCTAAGATACAATTAATGAGGTCATTAATCACAGACTATGACGCAGCGTTTGATGAAATATACGACATTTTTGCCAAGGGTCGATTGGACGATGACGTATTGGATAGATTAGCAACTGAAGTAGAAAACTATGCAGAAATAGTATTACGAAACAATAATCTATCACAATCTATTAGAGGTGTAACATTAAATGAAGTAACGGAAACTATAGATAAGTTTTTTAAGGTTCCAGGATTGGCAACAGCAGTATTAGGTAAAGACCAAATGCAAAGTATGAGACAAGGATTCTCACAACAAAACCTTGTACAAAGTTTACGAAAAATACTGCAAGAAGAACCAGAGCTTATAGACTCAGTTGATGCGTTGTTTGCTTTCAATATAGATGCTTTATATACTTTTGCATTAGGTTTTAACCTTGCGTCAATAGGTAGAAATTTAATAACTGGACCTGCCATTG